ATCCTGGACCGCCTCCGGTAGGGATGCGCAGGTAGTCGTGCGTTGGGGTGCACACACCGGACTTAGAGGTGTCTACGGTCAAAATCGTCTGCTGCACCCCGATCTCCTCGGTCCGCGTGAGCACCCCCAGCGGCGTCCAGGGTCCGCTGTCTCCCGTCCGCGTATCCACCTGGACGGGAACTATCCACGGAATAGTCGTCGCTGCGACTGATATCTTTAGTTCGCACGGGGACTGGCAGTCCCTACACCCATCGCAGCCGCTCTTCCGGAAACGCCAGGGATTGCAGTTCTTCCGGCCGGAGTCCCAGAGCGTCCCGCGGTCAGCGTTGTTGCCTGGCAGGAACTTTTCCTGGCTCCGGGCGAAGGATTTGCAGCTGCCGTTGTGTAAGTACTGCGCGTAGCTATAGCTATAGGGCTTGCGCCAGCCCGGATCCCCGGGGCAGAGCATGACCTTCCGCCGCCTCCCGACGCCCCGATAGCTGTTCCCGCTCGCATCTGTCACACACGTCTGGGGCTTTGGTTGCATGCCTGAGCGGATGCGCGGGTCATAACATGCCTTTTTATCCACCATGCAGCTACGTGCATGATTATCCATGTAGACCGTATTTGTTGGCTTCTTCGGCGCCACTGCCCCCACACCCTGCTTGCATAACTCATCCAGTGTTCTCTCTGGACCAACGTAGAGAATCTGGCGCGGACTGTATTTACCTGTGGTCCCGACGGTTCCGGCCGTTATGCGAATAGACGGGCTATCGCTGCCGGGATCTGGAAACACGTAAGTGTCGCACAGATAGGCATTGGCAGGGGTCACGTAGATATCTGGACTGTTGATCTTTTTCTGAACGACTTCAGCGATGGTCCCTATAAACCCAACCTGGCTGTCCACAACGATGTCTCCGGCCACCGGCGAGTGACCTTGGTCGAGCTGAACGATCTCGAAGTGGAGAAGACAGCTGGCACAGGTGCCGGTGTCCACGCAGCAGTCGAGCTGCTTTCTAGTCCCAGCCAGCGGATTGCGTGGCGGAGCCCCCGAGCGAGCGCCCTTCTTCGGCGGCACGTTGGCCACCAGGGCCAGGGGAGGGGAGCTTTCAATTAGCGCACCAGAGGGATCCGCCGCCGACATGGGGAACAGGCAAAGATCGCCGTAGGCGGTCCCGATAACGCCTGAACTCGGCTGAAAGTCTGTGCACGCATCGTTGCGGAATACCAGCTGTACCGTGTACGTCCGGGTGGAGGTCGTCGACGACGACGGCTCCGGCGGCGCCGGCGTCCCGTAAGGGAGGTCGCTGGGGACGGTTCCTATCACGCGTCCCACGCGTTGCGTTACTCCGGATCCCAAATATATATAGTCCCCGGCCGCTGGATAAACCTTGAAGTACGGCGTCTGGGTTAACTCCATCTCGTAAATGCACCTTGCGCATGCACTACAGCCAACGGTGCAGTTGCTGGGACAGGAGCACTTCTGAACCTGGCTCGGTGTTCGATATTTGCCGCCCCGTGCGGTGCAGAGGGCATCAAATTGGGGCTGCTGTGTCTTGTAGGTAGGGAAGGGTGCAGTCTTATTGAATGTAGCAGGTTTAGAACTCCAAGTTCGGTTGTACATAAGGTTAAACCTTCTCATCTATATTATTGCTAGAAGAAAAAATAAAAGAGTTATATAATGGAGGCCTTTGCTTGCTTGATGATTGTGTGCCTTTTTGCGCTTCTTATCAACCACTATATGTCTCTCTGGGGGAGGGAGGGTTTAGCGGGATCGGCCTGCACGGTCTCTGGGTCCAGCCCATCCGCCTGTCGGACGATTGCATCGCACAAAAACACCTATTCGATAAAACACGCGGACGAGCTCATGGCAGCAAGCAGGCAGAGGATAACTGACAAGGTAAACAATGTTACTAAATCAGTGGAAGCCTACAGATCTAAGATTATCGCCAACGTCGCCGAGATACTGCACCACCGTGACAATGCCACGAAGATGTACGCTGCGGCTGTAAAGGAAGAGGCGGCAAAGAAGAAGAAGAAGAAATGATTTAATCTCTCTGCTTCTATATAATGAAGCCATTCGCACTATTGCTCATTGTGGCCCTCCTAGGACTCCTTTTGCATGATCTCCTTCGGCCGCGTATAAGAGAGGGTGTCACAGCCTGCTCAGCGCAACAACAAGACCTCGCCTACCAGAACGCCGCAGCCGTGCAGCAGTGCAAGGCCAATCTGGCCGACTTCGAGAAGGAGATCGACGCGAAAGTTGCCGACCTCCAGAACCAAGTCGACCAGTTCGCGCTGCAGATAAACAGGAACACGGGCTTAATCGCGTCAAACGATGCTTCCATACATGCAAGTACGTCGACCATTTCCTCTTCGGCGAAGGCAAAGGAGGCGAAAATGAACGCCATCGCGGCGAAGCACAACTTCTAGGCAGTGACACTTCGCACATCTGGGAGGGAGAGAACGGTCTCGGAGTTATAGACTGTGTTTAGCTCGTGTACGAACCCATTGTGTAAGTTTGCGTGGGCCGGTAGTATAAACATATTGAGAAAAGTTGTTATAGTCGCCACATCGAGGCGGAAGAGTCTCGTTCCTGGAGGTAGCCCGTAGGGCTCACGGAGGTATAAGAAGCCGCACGCGAAACAGAGGCCGCAGAAGTAGACTTTCCACATGTGTTGCCAGTAAAGGCAGCGCCTGTGGGCGCGCATGGCGACCAAGGCGAACAGCCACGTGTAGTACGTAAGGGCCAGAATAAACCCAGTGTATGTGTAGTAGTACGCGAAAAGACGGAGTGGATTGTCGTATATAATTTCGTACAGGGGGCCGCCTCGAGCCTGGCCGATCAGGGAGAAAGAAGGTGATCCGCTGTACATGTCTGCTACGGCGACGAGTACACACATGGGAACGGCACCCAGTGCCCATATATGCCCGCCGCCCACTCTCACCGTCAGCGTTTCCTCAGGGTATCTGCGCTCTATCTCGTAGGGGGTGCGGCATATCTGACATCGGGCGTATGAGACGCCGCCGCTGTTCTCCTGGCGCCATCGCTCCAGGCACCGATCGTGGACGTAACGCTGGGACCCGGAGCATGCGCAAGGCGTGATCAAGTGCCCTATTAGATCGTTCTCCTCTCCATCCAGACAGACTCTGCACTCACGGACAAGCGCATCGGTATCTGACATATCTATGAAGGTACAGCCTGCATATTTTATATGGGTATTATATAGTATGGACTCGTTCTTCAAAGATGTGGCAGGGGGGATCGACAAAGTCGAGCAGGAATTCCTCGGTCCCGACTACTATTACTATAAGCAGATTAGCACGCCAAGCGAGCTGGGAGTTAGCTCAGAGGGCAGCATAGGCGCCGCCGAGCAAGATACCGCTGCCATCATAAACTACGTTCAGCTTTTGGTTGCAGGCACAGGCCCAGCCTCCAAGACCGGGAAGCCTTTAGGGGACAAGTTTTTCCTGAAGACTGGCGGGCAATGCACAGATGTAGCTTCGAAGCAGAAGGTCGCACGCTACATCTATGTCAACAACGTTCCCGATGGGCATATACCGCTGATCTCCTCCGGGCTCGGCGTCGATTTCACCGTGTTCGAGGGCCTGCTGCCGGGTGTCCTGGAGGACGTAGGGAGGCTGGATCCGATGGCCTTGTTTAGCTCATTTATGCAAGGTGCAGAGCCACCCTGCACGGAAATAACAATGCAGACAATCAGCCCGACTAACTCGATCGGATCAGCCTCCCATTTCGTAGCGAACTCGGAGATAAGCAATATGGATCCGTGCTGGTTCCCGGACAGCACAAATCCTTTGACGGGGGCGGGCTGCCAGCAAGCGTTCACCAGCAACTCGAAGCAATACAGGCGCATGGAGGCAGACTTGGCCGCGAAAAGGGGGGACAAGCGGCATGCACAGGCGCACAAGAGGAAGACGGCGCGTCTGTACACGCTTGCCTTTGGCGCTCTTGTCCTGTATCTCATCTACAGGATGTCACGCCGCTAGAACCAGAGATGTTGTATGGAGGTCTGCTGTGCCACCAAGACGGCCATCACATAGAAAGCTGTCCCTACAAAGAGGTGCAGATAATGAGAGGGGCACTCTTGCACACCGAGGAATACTGCAACGCGACAGCTGTCACTATGGGGATAGAGGCCCCAGAACAGGGCATTGGCAACTAATAGGGATGTAATTATTACTCTTAACATGCTATAGTAATAATTAGATAACTTCTATGCAGTGCGGCGACGCAGTCTCCTTCGACGGCCTGTTCTCCGGCGCCTCCTTCGACGGCGTGTTCTCCGGCGCCTCCTACGCCGGCGGTGCCTCGTGCGGCCACGCCCCCCGCGCATGAGGTTCCTAACGTCACCTATATGCTCTGTGGGGCCCCTCGCGACGTGCCGAAGCGTGGCGAGACCCTCCGACTCGGCCTCTTCGGCGATGTCTGCGCTACGCTCTACCACGTCGCCTAGAGTTCTTATCCCGCCTGCTGCTGCCCGCTGAGCACCCGCACTGAGCTGGAATACTTGTCTGCTAACAACTGTTCCAAGCCGCACGGCGGCCCCGATGAGACGGGAAATAGCATCCCTCAGCTCATATTGCATTCGTATATAATCATACCAGAAAATTATATACGCATCTTGTAGTGCTTACCTGCGCCTGCGCGTGCGGCGCCTGCGACGGCGACGTCTGCGGTGACGCGTCCGCTTGCGGCGCTTGCAACGCCTGGTGTGCCTGTGCCTGCGCTTGCACCTGCGCTTGCGTGTGCGTCCTCCCCCGCTGTGTTTCGCCACGTGGGCGGCGTGGGTCGCCGCCTTGCCGACGCCGGCAAGCAGGTCCGTGGCCGCCTTGTGCAGGTTGCCGCCGCCCTGGATGATCTTGCTCAAGTTGCCCCCGCCAATCATCTTCGCGATGCCGCCGCCATGCTTAGCGACCGCGTACTTGGCGATGGCGCCGCCATGCTGCTTCGCGATCTTGAGCAGCGCGCCCCCTGCCGCCTTGGAGAAACTGCCGCCAACCAGCGACTTCACCGCGCCCATGGTGTCGCTCCCCACCTTCTTGAGGCCGCGCGTAGTCTTCTTCGCAACGCCCACGAGACCGTGCACGGTCTTGGTCCCCATGGACTCGACGCCAGCTGCGGCGCCGTGCACGACGTCACCGGCACCGTGAATTCCCTCGGCCACTGTGTGCTGTGTAGCCCTTCCGAGTTTCTTTGCCTGCGAGCCCACGCCCGAGGCCAGGCGGTGAACACCGCTTGTCAGGTGGTCTACTGCGCTATCGATCGCTGCTGCCATGTATATAGTTACATTAGAAAATTATATACATCTCAATGGATTTTTACGCGCTTGTACAGCTCCAGGGCCGCTAAACCGCCCGTCACCTGGGCGAAAACATAAGGCACGAGGTCGTTCGCGGGGAGTTTGCCAGCAGCAACCATCATCACCGAGACCGCGGGGTTGAAGTTTCCCCCGGAAGAGGGTCCTAGCAACATAATCGCTGCGGCCAACGCGAGGCCTATAGGGATCGCCGATCCAGTAGCAAGGATCACGTACAAGAAGAACATAGTTCCTAAAAACTCCGCCAGAAATCTATTCATCCTATACTAATAGGGCAGATAAATTAGGAATAGCGCCTAAACGACTCCGCGTTTCTCAGCCGTAGACCCGCATGCTCGGCGGAGGGACGGGCCCTCCCCTGAACGCGCCGCCCCATATCCGCTTGGAAACGCGAGGTGCACCAGGGAATCCCGCGCACTTTTGCTTGCAGCCCGCCGGCATCGGCGCGTTCGGGTTGAGATGCGAGCCCGTGCACGGCGGTGCAAAGGCGCACTGTGCCTTCATGCTGGGGTTGCAGCGCGCAGAGGCAGGATCATGCTTGTCGTTGAGGCAGCTAGACATGAGGGGGATCGGCCCGCCGTGGATGCGCTTCCAGTAGACGACATCGGAGCCGCTTCCACCATTTGCCCGGTACCACTTGGCAGGGTGCGCGGGGTCGGACCCGGCGCAGCAACTATGCCGCGGCGCCTTCCTCAGACCGAACAGCGGCCCGTAGGCGATGTAGGGGTTACACTCCTCGCCCTTGTAGTTGAAGCAGTTCTTGGGAGGGATGCGCACGCTGGCCGATGTGCGCCTGCGAAGCAGACGCTCACGTGCACTTTGGCTGCCGTAATCGCGCGTCATGTTGGGCTTGACTTGAACGTTGAGCTTATTGAGACGTCCAGCACGGCAGTCCCAGTTGAATCCATAGCAGTACTGTCCACAAGGCATATATACTATTGCTAGATTTTATTGCCGCCAAACGTATTCTCTCCGCTGTAAGATACATATAAAAAGCCGTCAGCGTCGTGGTGCGAGTGGTATACCTCACCGACCATTCTTGAGCCTGCCATGATGGTGTCACCTACGAAAGCGAATATCGCCTTGGAGGCATCGACTTTCATGCGCTGCCGCAATGTATACACGAGCTGCGACATTAGGAGATCCCGTGGCACCAGGAATTTACGACAGGTGAGGAGGGGAACATCGGTTCCCACCCTCTCGCATATCACGGGGACTCGGTGCGGATGACTGGCTAGAACCCTCTCGGACTGGACTTTCCTCACATCGAAAGTATACTTCTCTTTAAACATCGCTTATATACTACAAAGTTTCTAAAGGGAGCTATCTCGCCCTTTGGCGCATTTTCCGCCTCCTGCGGCGTAGCCGTCGCGTGCGCTTCTTTTTCCACTTCCACCGCATACGGGCGGTAGACTTCTTGTAGCGACATCCGTGTCCCATCCTTGGTATTTGGTATTGTTGCCTTTTTAAGAGATAACCGAAGAGTCTTTACTCGGCAACAATGCGAGGGGCTATGTTCATCGTCTGAAGCTCATGGAACAGCAGCTTGCAGGCATAAGGGAGCTGAACTAGTCGGAAGTCTACACGGTTTCCGCATGTCCGGCAGTGGTGGATACCCTTCTCGTTGTTGAAGACCGCCATTAGGCCGCACACTCGGCAGACGTGCACCTGAAATTTGTCCGATGCATCGTAGATACGCCCTTTCGTGAAGCGCGCGGCGCCATGCGCGATCATGCAGTCACGCTCCATCTCCCCGAACCTCAGCCCGCCATCGCGGGATCGACCCTCCGCCGGCTGCCGTGTAAGCACGACCATGGGGCCATGACCGCGCGAATGCTGTTTGTCCTTGACCATATGCTTCAGCCTCTGATAGAAGCACGGACCAAAGTACACGGATGTCTCGATCTGTCGTCCTGTCATACCATCATACAGTATCTTATTACCATGTTTCTGGAACCCTTGCTTGACCATGAGGCGGCATATCTCCGATACCGGCAGATCGTTGAAACTAGTCCCATCCCCAAACAGACCCAACTGGAGCAGGACATTCCCCAAGAGCGTCTCCTTAAGTTGGCCAATGGTCATGCGCGAGGGAATTGCGTGCGGGTTGATAATAATGTCAGGGGTGAGCCCGTCCTCGGCAAAAGGCATGTCTTCCTGCGGCATGACGAGCCCGATGGTGCCCTTTTGCCCGTGACGCGAGGAGAACTTGTCGCCGATTGCCGGCGAACGCCAGGCCCTGATGCGAACCTTGGCAAAGGTGTAGCCGTCGCCGTTCCGGTGGACATAGTTCTTGTCGATATAGCACTCCTCCTTGTTGGTGCGATAAGCTCGGCTCTGATCCTGATACTTAATTACCTTCGTATGGTCGTTGCGATTTTCCTTGATTGGCACAACCTTGCCGAGAATGATGTCTTTGTTCTGAACAAGCGAGTTCTCCTTCATGACACCCTGGCTATTCAGTTTGCTATAGTCGCCAAACTTCATGCCTTTTGTCTTTGCCGCGTCAGGCCGACAGCGTATCTCCTCGTCGCCGTGTATCTTCTTGTCCTCGTCTTTCTCTGTATGATATATCGTGGCCGAGAACAGTCCGCGGTCGATAGCCCCCTGGTTCATGATAATCGAGTCCTCCTGGTTGTAGCCGGAATAGGTAGCTATGGCGACTATGGCCATCTCCCCGGATGGTATTCCGTTCAGCTTTACGAAGTTCATAAGACGTGTGTCGACCAGCGGGCGCATAGGATATGCAAGGATGTAACTCGTCTTATCCATGCGACTTGTGAAGTTCGTCACATACATCCCCATTGCCTGCTTCCCCATAGCGCACTGATAGGTGTTCCTAGGGGACTGGTTATGGTCGGGGAAGGGAATGCACGAGGCGAGGATGCCGAAAATTGTGCTAGGGTGTATCTCGCAGTGCGTATACCGTGGCGCGTCCTTGGCGACGATGTCCCTTGGCCTCATCGCCACCATAGCGAAGTTCTGTTCCTCGGGATCCACGTACTCGAGCACCGACTGCGCGAACCTGTGGTTGACGAGTAGGTCATCCCACTTGACATCTCCCAAGGCTAGGGCAGCTGCGACTTCGCTAGTCAAGCAACTCCTGTTTTCCTCGACCCGAACCAGGGGGCGCGTGACCCGCCCGGCGTCGTTGCAGACGCGGATCTCTTTCATTTGATAGTCGAATGCGACGCTCGTATAGATATTGATTATCCCTTGCTGCTTCTTCTTCTTGAGGAAAGTATACAGCTCGACAGGGTCCGCTGCAATCCCGATCCACCGGCCGTTAACGATAACTTTCGCCTTGCCATACAGCTCCTTAGGGCTGCACTCAGCAATATCTTTCATATGGGGCCCGAGGACGCTGTATATCGCCTTGCTACTGGAGCGCACAGTGACGTGTGCGAGGTAAGCCAGGTTCTTTACCACACCAACGGGCTGTCCTTCCGGTGTTTCTGCAGGGCAGATAAACCCCCACTGCGTGTTGTGGAGCTTCCTGGGCGGTATGAGCTTTCCGCTCTTGTCGATGGGCGTGTTTACACGCCGAGAATGGCTGAGCGCAGACACATAGGTCAACCGATTCAGTACCTGTGCCACGCCTACCTTGTTCGAGTTGGTATTCTTTATACCGAAGTCCCCCGTGGCTAGAGCACGCTTCATACCATTCTCGATTGTCGTGGACTTGACGATCTTATAGACGTTCGTTTTGTTAATGATGCTCAGGTAGTCTTCCGTGGATTTCCAGGAGCCATTGTTGATTTCCCGCACAACCTGTTTGGACATGTCCTTCACGAGTTTGTTAAAGTAATTTCGGAACAAGTTGTTGAGGAGTGTGCCGGTAAGGTCCACTCGCTTATTGACATAGGAGTCACGGTCGTCGGGCTTCCTCCACCCGAAGCTAGTGCGCAGAAGTTTGTTAGCCATGAGGCCCAGGAAGAGCAACTTCTGGCGCGGAGTAGCGCAGTGAGGGAAGAGATCGTTGTTCAGAACCTTGAGCGTGAACTCCCTCTTCTTCCTCTGCCCTGCCTCCTTGTCCATATTGATGGGTGTATACATTGCGTAGGAGACCACGTGAAGCAACGCCTCTTCTTGCGTCATATATTTGTTTGCGTCGACGATTGATGCCTTCAAGCCGAACAGCATCTTCCGCATGCGCGGACAGGCTATGTCAAGCACAATCAGCTCACAAATTTCTTTATCTGATACAACGCCTAACGCCCGAAAGAGAACGAAAAGTGGCACAGGTTGCTTGATTCGCGGTATTTGAATGTAGATGCCATGCCCGAAGCCATTATTCCGAGAAGCAACTGTCATATTGATCTGTTTCGGAGATATGCACTTACCGTCCGGGACGGACTTGATCTCGGCAGACCATTTCCATTTTGTGTTATTTTTCCTTACGCCGAAGCAGTAGATCCGGTTCTCTGCGGCGCGCTCTTGCGCGATGACGGTCTTCTCCGACCCGTTGATGATGAAGTAGCCTCCAGCGTCGAAACGGCACTCGCCTGTCATGTCTGCATTGAGATGGTTGTACTGCGTTAGCACACAAACCGCGGACTTCACCATGATAGGCAGTTTGCCTATGTGAATCTTCGACAGCTTCTTGTAGAAGGTTTCTGTGTGATTGAGCGCCTCTCCATACCTACGCACTATCTTGATGTTCAAGTCCATTGTCATTGCGGACGCGTAAGTGAAGTTGCGCAGTCGAGCTTCCTGTGGGAACATGAGTTTGGTTGCCCCATTATTCTCATGGATCTGGGGTCTGTAGATATGAAAGTTGTCGAACGCTATGGTTATCTCCAAAGCGTACCTCCCTGAGATTTCGTCAAAGTCATGCGGAGATCGTATCGTCACAGGGCTGAACATATCGATCGTTCGGCGGATCTGGTGGTTCACGAAGTAGTTGTAAGACTCGTGCTGGTGCCGAACACATCTTGCGAGATGTTGACCATCAAAGTATGACTTGATGACTGCCCAACACAATTGGCCGTCGTGCGTCCCTTGTTGATCACCCATGCTGCTAAGCATTATCTGACCGCTGGGCTATATTTCAATTTACCTCTAAATAGTGTTTGACCAAATATAAAATAACAGTATAATGTAATGGTAGACGGTCCCCGTTCCCCGCCGCATCGCAACAAAAACGGGTGCGTTCCCCCGCGTGATCCCTCAAACGCGTCCCCACCCGTCATCCAGTTCGACGATTTGGTAAGAAACCGCCCTCTTGCATCCCTACAACGTTGGAGGCGGCAGAAGATGCCGTTATTGCTCGAAGACATACGAACACCTAGACGCCTTGGCGGAAAGGATCTAAACGAGAGGTTACGTCTTTTCCCTATGAAGTTCAAATGCGCGTTGGACAAGATAAGGGACGAGAGAAGGCGGAACGCCCTGTCGCCGCGCGTAAGGCACATCGTGAAACGAAAGGACAAGCACAAGGATGCAGGCAGGGACAGCCTGGACACTCTGCTCGAACAGATCGGTCGGGAATATGCAAACCTCCACCCGACCGTGAAGCGTCCTCCCCTTCCTCCGAAGCGACGACCGACAGCGCACCGTCGTAGCTCCCTCTACATCCCGCCGTTTGCCTCCGATCCTGTGCAGCTCCCCTTTGCTATTGCCCCGCTGCCTCCCCCGCCGCCTCCGACGCCGGTGGCGAGGGAGGTGAATATCGACGTCGAGTTGGACACGTTGAGCGACATCCTAGGGCTAATAGAGAAATATCCGTTGGAGGCCGGCGTGAAGTACAACATCGATATGACAGCAATGCACAATATCAAAGATCCTGTGTCGCGCCTCGACGCGATGATCGGGATGCATAGCCTGAAGCGTTCCATAGTCGATCAGGTAGTCTACTTTGTCCAAAACCTCCATCTGAACAGTAACTCCAGAGGACAAGACTTCATGCATACCGTGATATACGGACCGCCGGGCAGCGGAAAGACAGAGGTGGCAAAACTTATGGGAGGTATATTCTCCTCGCTTGGCGTTCTGAAGGAAAAGAAGTTCAAGAAAGTCACGAGGACCGACCTTATAGCAGGTTACCTTGGCCAGACAGCCATCAAGACAACCAAGGTCGTTAAGGAGGCGCTTGGGGGCGTTCTTTTCATAGATGAAGCGTATGCTTTAGGCAACATGGAGAAAAGAGACAGCTTCGCCAAGGAGTGCATTGACACCCTCTGTGAGGCCCTCAGCGACCACAAGGAGGAGCTCATGGTGATCGTGGCTGGCTACGAGGATAATCTGAACAAATGCTTCTTCTCCTACAACCAAGGGTTGAACTCGCGTTTCCCGTGGCGGTTCAAGACGGACGACTACGGTGCCAAGGAGATGCGCCTTATCTTTGAAAAGAAGGTGAAGGACGCCGGCTGGTCGTTCGAGGACAAGCTCTCGACAGCCTGGTTCAAGGAGAAGATGGGCTACTTCAAGTTCTTCGGTCGCGATATGGAAACGCTATTTGCGAAGACCAAGATAGCGCATGCCAAACGCGTTTTCTGCAAACCCAAGGAGGCTAAGACCATCCTGTCGAAGGACGACATCCAGCGCGGCTTCGCCTCCTTCATCGCGAATGAAGAGGTGAAAAAGAGGAAGCTAGAGGCAGATGGCGGAGACATTTCCATGCTTTATATGTGAGGCTGTTCTGTGTTAACTTGGCATAGTTTTTCTATTATGCAAAGTTAATGGCACCAAAGAAGACCATCCAGATAAATCCAGATTTCCTTAAGCCGCGGTCGAGAAGGGGGTCGCGGCGAGCGCGGCGTAAGAAGCCGGATAGGGTTGCGTCACTCAAACCGAACGACATTAAGAAGAAGCTCATGCAGAGGATTAAAGACTTCCAAAGTCGAGAGAAAGAGAAGGCAAAAGAGCCAGAAGAGAAGTTCACACGCGACTTCAAGACCTCACTGAACTTTCTGCAAGATGTAGTGCGTCGCAAAAAGGCGAAAAAGCAAAGAAGGCGGAGAACGCGGAAGCGGAACGGTGACGCGGGTGGCGGCAAGGTAGCAGCGAAAGCGGATGCGTCCGATGGGCGGCCCGCAGCACCCCTCCCGCCCCCTGTGGCGACGCCAGCTCCACCGCTACCGGCGCAGGGGAGCGCAGCAAGGCCGGCCCCACCCTACAGCAACCTGAAGGGTGGTAAGAAACCCACCTACTCGGAGTACAGTAAGACCCTGAAGCGAGGTAGCCGAGGGGAGGAAGAGGAGGGAGAAGAGAAGGGCCGTGTGACGATCCATGCTCCTCCCGCGCAGCCGCCGTCCGCCCAAGTGCAGACGCGAAAAGGAAAACTCGAAGCAGCAAAGGACCACTATTCGCAGTCGGTGCCGCATCCGCCGCGCTCAAACCGCCGGGGGGCTCGCAGGAGAAGAAAAACGAAGACAATCAAGATATTCCGGTTGGGCAAGTCAGCTGGGAGAGTAGGCGTCCTTGTGAAATGCAAGGCCACACGCAAGAAGGTCCAGAGAGAGTGCGACAGGCTCAAGAAAACGAGTGTCCTGGACATAAAGAAGTATCTGCGACGACATAATCTTATTAAGGCGGGATCAACGGCCCCCGAGGATGTCCTTAGAAAGCTCTACGAAGACTCGCGCCTGTCTGGCGACATTTATAACCGGAATGCAGACTACCTCTTGCACAACTTCCTCTCCAAAGAAGGCTGAACCGCCGTGTAAGCATAAATCATCAAAGGTATAAAGGTGCACTGGCAACTAGGGTAATGACAATGATCCGGAATTATTTTGCTGCCGAAGCTAAATATATTAAGAAGTATGGAGAGAATACCATATTCCTAATGCAATGTGGTTCCTTCTTCGAGGTTTATAGCGTGAAGGGGCGCGACGGGGAATTCAAAAGCCACCAGATCACCACCTTCTCGAAGGTTTGCGACATGACAATTGCAAAGAAGAAGTCGACATACAACGGCCGGCAGATCTTCATGGCCGGTTTCTCTCCAGTAGAGAGATTGGATCGCTATGTGAATAAGCTCAACGACGCCGGCTATACGGTGGCGGTGCACACCCAGGACCCTACGGTGCCGTCGATCCGGACAGAGCTAGGGGTATTCTCCCCCGGAACGAACTTTGATATCAAAAGCAGAGAGATAACCAACAATCTGGTATGCATATGGTTAGAGAAGCAGGGTGAGTCCCTCCTCAATAAAGCGCCTAGAATCACATGTGGGATGTGCAGCATCGACATCTTCACCGGGACAGCAGACACATTCGAGTCTACCGAACCCTACCTTCGCACCCCGACGACCTTTGACGAGGTAGAGAGGTTCTACAGCACGTACTGCCCGAAGGAGATCATCATAATCCACAACCTTCCAGATCCTGAGCTTGAGGATGCACTTCTGTTCATAGGCGTCGACTGCCCGATGGTTCACAAAGTATCCCTTGACGACCCGGAAACCGGTCACCAGAAGGAGGCCCTGAACTGCGAAAAGCAGACGTACCAGAAGGAGATCCTGGAGCGCTTCTATGACGTCAACGACTATGACTCATTCTACGAGTCACTCCAGTTCAAGGGTTACCCAGTAGCGACCCAGGCATTCTGTTTTCTCCTAGACTTCATCTACGGGCACAATCCCAACCTGGTGAAGAGCATTAAGGAGCCTACGTTCGGGAATGTGACAGACCGACTCGTACTCGCCAACCATTCTCTCCAACAACTCAATATTGTCGGGACAGGAAGACGGGGTCGCCTCTCGTCCGTAGTGGAGGCTATGAACCGTTGCAAAACGCCGATGGGGAAGCGGAAGGTACGGCAGATGATCCTCAACCCGACCGCGAACGCTGATTTCCTTTCACGCGAGTATGCCGCCGTGTCTCACATAAAAGATGGGTTCGAGAACTATAAGTTTGTTAGGGACGAGTTTGCCCAGGTGGCAGACTTCGAGCGTCTCTACAGGAAGATCATTTTAGCCAAGCTTACGCCTGGCGATATAGCGCGCATTCACAGTAACATCAAGACAATCATGAGGGTCGCCAAGCAACTCAAGAGGGACGCTGTTGTGCAGGAGTATGTGGCGATTCCAACTATTGCAAAGGCGTGCAAGAAGATCAAGGCGTATCTGGGTAAGAAGCTTAATATGAAGGTTGCCTCTCACATCGCCTCGGTGAGTTTCGAGACCAATATCTTCAAGCGTGGAGAGTATCCGGAGCTAGATTCGCTTGAGAAGGCATATGTAGAGAGTGAAGATGCACTTGCGGCTGCCCAGAGATTCCTCGGGAATCTCGTGGGTGGAGACCAGAAGGGCCAGATCCGGGGGCACCACACAGTGAAGGTCCATCGGACGGACAAGAGCGGCGTATCGCTTATCCTGACCGCTCGCCGCGCTAGTAAGCTGAAAAGTGTCCTCAGCGCCCTTCCTTCTATACCTGCGCTTCCGCCGCTGGAGTATACTTCAACCTACGATGGTACCCAGTTGAGTCTAGTCGTGTGCGCGGAACATGTGAAGTTCTCAGCGGCCTCGGGATCAAACCGGCGCATCGACAGCCCTGCCGTCACCCAGATATATACAAATATCCTAAGGACCAAAGCGAACCTCAAGGAGAAGTTAGCATCGGTCTACGCGCAGTTTGTGGCGTCACTCCGAGAATACGCACCCGAGATAGACGTCCTTATCCGCTACGTAACTTGCCTCGACGTTCTTACCACACGCGCGCACCTGGCGATCAAGTACCGGTATTGTCAACCCGCGATCGACCGAGAAGCCCACAAATCTTTTGTTGATGCGGAGGGACTGCGTCATCCGCTCATTGAGCAACTCCAGCAAGATGAGCTCTACGTCCCCAATGACATCGCCCTGGGGGGGGCTACTGCCGCCGACGGTGCTTTGCTTTACGGCACTAATGCGGTCGGAAAGTCAAGCCTGATTCGCGCCCTAGGGGTATCAGTGATCCTCGCCCAGGCCGGATTCTTCGTTCCCTGCACATCCTTTAGCTTCAAACCATACCGTGCGATCTTCACCAGGATACTGGGCAATGACAACATCTTCAAGGGTCTTAGCACTTTCGCCGTAGAGATGAGCGAGCTGAGGACAATTCTCAAACGCGCCGACGAGCACAGCCTGATTCTAGGTGACGAGCTCTGCAGCGGAACCGAGACGACCAGCGCAATCAGTATCTTCTGCGCCGGTGTGATTCAGCTGCAGGCGCGCCGTAGCACCTTCCTCTTCGCGACACATTTCCACGAGCTTACAGGGATGCAGTGCATCAGAGAGCTGACTAAGCTGCGAATGGTGCATATGACTGTGAGATACGACAGGGCCAGCGATATGCTAGTATACGACAGGAAGCTGCAAGACGGCCCCGGGGACTCGATGTACGGACTCGAGGTGTGTAAGGCGCTTGCGCTGCCCGACGACTTCCTTCAGCTTGCCCACGATATCCGCCGCAGGCGGGCCCCGACGGTGCGCCGCCTGCTTGCCGCCAAGACAAGCCGCTACAATGCGAAGAAGCTCAAAGGAAACTGTGAGGCGTGCGGAGCCCTAGGCGCCGACACGCATCATCTGCAGCCGCAGGAAGGAGCGGATACTGACGGTTTCATAGGCCACTTCCACAAGAACCATGCGGCAAACCTGATTGTGCTCTGCAAGCGATGCCATGCCCAGAAGACGCGGGGGAAATTGAAAGAGAAACGGGTTAAGACATCTCGGGGCAAACGATTAGCGAAAGTGACATCACATGGCAACAAATGAGAAGGTATCGCAACAACGACTCCCGCAAAAAGCCCACCCAGCGAGCTACAGAGTCCCGAATTATGCACCTTGGACAACTATCTGGGACAACCGGGATACTGCGCCGGCCAGCGCGTGCCGGCGGCCCCTCACAGCCGCGGCCATCGACGCGCATGTCGCCACCCGCGTGCCCCTCCCACACCCTCGCACCACTGCACCCGCCAGGCGTGGTATGTCGCCCCGCCAGTTCGAGACGATAGTCAGACCCTTGAGGCGCTTCTTCACCAGCCGGGGATTCCTCGAGGTGAATACGCAAGGACGTGCAAGCATATTGTCCGCCTGGGAGTCTCCTGGTCGGCTGCAGACATACATGTCGGCAGGTGCCCTGTGGCCACTACCGCAGTCAGGGGCGGCGTGGTTAGAGCTCGAGTTGGCGAAGGAGCCCAACGCAGCAGGCTTCTTCTGCCTAACCAACAGCTACGGCGGGATGAGCGCGGAGACGGTCCCGCGGCCCATCTTTGAGTTCGCCTTCAGAGGGAAACAGGAAGATCTTCGAAAGCTGGTTGTTGCTCTTACCGGCGAACTCGACGACGCGGCCTTGCTTCGTTGCGGCGACACGCCATGGCGTGTGGAAGAGAACACGCTCGTCGCGGAGAACCACTTCTGGAATGTGGCGGTGGATGGCGAGATCGGCGGCGAACAGCGCGCAAGAAACACCGACATCTACGTAGGCAATAAGAGGATTATCCGCGCCGCTGAGCGCTCGCAGAACAAAAAGGAAATGGAATTCGCGTTCATTGTATCACAGGATGGCCGCCACTCCACGGATCTCTTCGGCCGCTTTGGCCGAGCGCGTACGGCGACGGAATTCAGTGAGTACGTCAACACGTGCAGTTTCCCTCGCTGCACAGGTGTGGTGGACATGGCCGGTCTGTGCGAACATAGTTGAGGATGGTCAATACGAAGGAAAATCTAAGTCCATATTATATGCGTATCGAGGACTATCTTCCTACCTTCCCCCAATATCTCTTTGTCATGGCTCTGCTAATCTTTCACCACATCTACTTTAAGGAGGATCACAGACGTCGCTTCTTGGTGCTGGTGACGAACAAGGGTTTTCTAATCTCGGCGGCTGTTGCTGTGATGTGGTCGGTGGTGATGCTCAGTGTGCCAGCCGAGAAGGGGGATGCGGACAGACTGCGTGCAGCTACAAAGGATGCCATTGTAGGCGTCACGATCGCGCTACTTGCCTACCTAGAGCTGACCATCGCCCCCTTCTGGGTAATTTGGTTTGTCTCTTATTACCTCGGGATCCACGGCTAAAAAAAAAGCCCGTATATATAAATGGTAGGCTTTCTGAAAGGTCTGGGGATAGGGGCCCCAAAGGCAACGAGTGGAGCCAGACCCGCCGGCGCGCCGCCGGCGAGCTCCGGGCCAAAAGGTGACTTCCTCTCCAGCATATTCCCTTTCATCATGAATCATGGTATAAACATATCGCTAGTAGTACTCGCCTTTTTTCTGGTGGCAACCTATGTCATCCTGTACGACGTCAAGTTTCCCAAAGAGCACCCTGTCTTAGAGAAGGTGCTGGTGATGGAGGCCATGACAAATGGACCAAACTTTAACAAAACACTGCGTGATGGATTCTGCTCCACGACTTTAGGTGACAGCTCGGAGAGAGACGCAAACTGCGGGAAACTTAGCGAGACGCAATGCGGACTTGTCAAGTGCTGTTGCTGGGCGCGCCAGAAGGGGGCGAAGAACTTTAAGTGCGTCGCCGGCTCTTCCTCGGGCCCAACCTTCGACCCCAACAAGACCGACGAGTTCTATTATTTAGGTAAACTGAAGGGCGCAAAGAAGAAGAAGGCAAATGCGTCCAGCTGAGGGCACGAAAATTGACTTATAGTTATCTCAGATTATAGTAATAAGATAACTATGATAATCCCTGTGAAGTGCTTCACATGCGGAAAGGTCCTTGCAAACAAATACCAATACTATGTCCGGGAAGTGCGTAAGGCGAAGGCCGCCACCGACGTAGCCCTTGACGAGGTTATATATCTCACGAGCGGCAACGCGGAGAAAACAGCCGAGGGGAAAGTGCTGGACCGGCTGGGACTTTCCAGGATTTGCTGCCGAAGACATATGTTGACCCATGTCGACATCGAATAATTTATCCGACGTATATATATAGATGGCTAGAAAACGCAGTAGACGCAGAAGGCGAAGGAGCAGCCGCCACCGTCGCTCAAGGCACCATAGGAAGGGGAGGCGCAGCAGGCGCGGGGGGCGGCGTGCCCAGCGCGGAGGTTACTTCCTGGGACGCCTTTACCCAGCGCCTGCGTTCCCGCCGGGCGGGGACTACAAGCCTGGATCCAGCACTAACGGTTTAGGAGGAGGGCGCTATTACGGGAAGTTGCAGAAGCCCTGTCTCCCGGATCCTGCTTCCTCGAACCGCATCGTTCCGCTGAAGAACCAGGGCGGCGGGCGCAGGCGGAAGGGCCGCAAGCGGCGGACGCGCCGCCGGCGGCGGGGCGGCAAGCGCCGGACAAGGGCGCAGCGCGGAGGTTTCCACGTCCCGGGTGTGAAGACCACGAAGAGCGGCCAAATCCACGTGTCGGATGGCAAATACATGAAGGAATTTGGAATTCCTCTCTGGGAAGTAGTCGAGGTCGTGCCGGGCGGGACAGATGTCCGCGACGTGATGTGGGGAACCCAGGCGGGCCTGAAGAATGTCTGGAACACGTGGTGGGGGAATGCGCCAGTCAACAGCCCGAATCCGTCCGTCCAGCCGATTGAGGTGGACAGCAACATCGTCTTCAATCCGTCGCCGGATCTGGACGTCGTCCAGCGCAACGCTAGTGAGGCGGCGGCCAAGTACCGGATATAGTTGGCGGTATTTTTCTCAGTCTAGTACATAATGAGTTACGCTAAAACCTTTCGATCATTATGTACCCCAGCCCAGGTCTACTTCGTCCTGTCGCTGTCAGGGATCCTTGCCTTGCTTGCCCAGAACGGCGACTCCCACCGCTATTGTGTAGGGAAACATAAGGTCGATCTCCCCTTTCATAATGCCTCGTTCTTCATCTTTAAGGCCCTTTACGTGCTCTTCTGGACCTACATATTGCAGCTACTGTGCAAACACGGACACTCGAACATATCCTGGTTCGTGGTGCTCCTGCCATTCCTAGGGCTCTTCCTCATCATGGCCCTATTCTTGATGACGTATATGTAAATCATTTCTCACCTATGTTAGCGGATCGGAAATGATTTGAAGGATGGGCAAATGCCGAGAGGAGTGGATGGAGGTTTAAAAATATGTGCCTAAGTTATACCAGAATGGCACAGGACACCACCCCGTGGCGGATTATCGACACATTTTTTAGAGACAACCAACACTTCCTGGTAAAACACCATTTGGAGTCCTACAATGACTTCTTCAATAAAGGTCTCCCGCAGCTCTTTCGCGAGAAGAACCCGATACGGTTCTTCAAGGAGCAAGATGACGTGACCACACTGGACACCGTAGCCGACCAGGTCACAGGCGGCACGCGGACGGTGCGAAACCGGCGGCAGGAATACAAGTTCCAGTGCGATCTCTACCTAGGGGGACGTAACGCAGACCGTTTCTATTACGGCAAGCCTGTGATCTTCGACAAAGAAAGGGGCTCGCACTATATGTACCCAAATGAGGCACGCCTCCGAAATATGACCTACGCATTCACGATACATTACGACGTCGATGTAGTCTTCAGACTATTCTTGGAGAAGGAGGCGGGCTCCGGAGTCTACGAGGTGGCCGAAGAGACAGTAACGTTGTCTAAGATCTATCTGGGAAAGTTTCCGGTAATGCTTCAGTCCGACATGTGCCTTATGAAAGGGTTAAGCCCCGAGGTGCGCTATAATATGGGCGAGTGCCGCAACGACCCGGGTGGCTACTTCATCGTCGACGGCAAGGAGAAGGTCATCATCTGTCAAGAGAAGTTTGCCGATAACATGCTCTATATCCAAAAGGACGAGAATGAGATGCATAGCTTTTCAGCGAAGATACGCTCTGTCTCCGAGGACGCTTCCAAACCGATCAGAACGTTGGCGGTCAGGATGGTGGCACCGCAGCCGTCGTCTTCGAACGGGCAGATCGTAGTATCCATCCCCAATGTCCGCAAGCCTGTCCCTCTGTTCATCGTCATGCGCGCACTGGGTATAATATCGGACAAGGATGTGATACAGTACTGCCTGCTAGATCTGGAGAAGGAGAGCCACCTTGTCGAATACTTTCGAGCCTCTATCCACGACGCGGGCATGGTGTTCACTCAGGCAGCGGCCGTTCGTTTCATCGGGTCTTTCACTAAAGGGAAATCAGTAAGCCACGCCCTGGACATTCTCTCGGTCTACTTTCTTCCACACATCGGCGAGCTGAACTTCCGCCAAAAGGCCCTGTATCTGGGCTACATTGTCAGAAGAATGCTCGCCGTTGCCGCGGGAGAGAGCAAGCCTACGAACCGCGATAGCTATCTCTATAAGAGAATCGAGGTCTCCGGAATGCTGATCTACCAACTGTTTCGCGAGTATTACAGCCTCCAGCAGAGAGATATATTCCTCAATATGGATAAGGAATACCTGTACAAGAAATCGGCTACCAACTACCAGGACAGGAACTTCATGCGGCTAGTGACCGACAACGTTGCAACGATATTCGGCAATAGGGTCGTCGAGTCGGGCTTCAGACGCGCATTCAAAGGCGACTGGGGGGCCGAGGCACATACCAAGCGGCCAGGCGCACTGCAAGACCTGAGCCGGCTGTCCTTCTGGGCGACCATCTGTCAACTCAGGAAGACAAATATCCACATAGCTGCCGACGGCGCGAAGGTCATGGGGCCACGCCTCTTAAGTGGGACCCAGTGGGGGATACTCTGCCCCCTTCATACACCTGACGGAGGAAATATCGGCCTGCACAAGCACCTGGCACTGACGACCCACATAACCAGCGGCTGTTCAGGCTACCCAATGATTAGGTACTTGCGCAGCTTCGGAATCAAGATACTGGAGGAGTGCTCCATCGAATACCTGGGCCAGACAGCGAAGATAATGGTGAACGGGGCCTGGGTCGGAGCCACCAGCGAACCTGTGGATCTTATCACGGCCCTACGGCTGAGAAGAAGAAACGGACTCTTCAGCCCGTTCACGAGCCTCCGCTGGAATATAGGCCGAAATGAGATAATCATCCTGACCGACGCCGGGCGGCCCTGCCACCCCCTCTTCTACGTCGAGGGCCAGACGATAAGCTACGAGAGGGCAATCCCTGCAGCGAGGATAGCAGACGGCAATCTGAACTGGCGTGAAGCAGTCACAGGGTTCGCAAAGAAGAAAGTAGGGGGCGATCTCAACGACTGCCATATATACGGACTGAAGGAGATGTACGGCGCGCGTGTCGACCTTGCTAAGAACAGCGCCATCGTCGAGTACACGGACACCTCCGAGATGGAAGGTGTGAAACTTGCCCACTACGGCGAGCCGCCGGCAGACTTCGCGAGGAACTCGGTCACCCATATCGAGATGCATCCATCCGTGATACTGGGGGTGATGGCCAATCAGATCATCTTCCCGAGCAACAACCAATTCCCACGCGACCTTTTCTCTTGCGGCCAGAGTAAACAGGCAGTCTCCCTCTACAACTCGAACTACCAAAACCGAATGGATAAGAGCGCGATTATTCTGAACTATGGCCAGACGCCGCTGGTAAAAAGCAGGTACCTTAAGCACATTACACACGAGCAGCATCCATACGGCGTGAACGCTATCGTCGCTGTGGCCTGCTATACGGGGTATAACGTTGAGGACGCCGTAATATTCAACAAGGCTTCACTCGACCGCGGGATCTTCGGCACGCAGTACCTCAACGTTTATGAGGCACACGAAGAGGAGACGAAGGTGGGCAACTTCACGGTGAACACTATGTTCATGGATGTCAACAAGGCAAACGTGATTGGGCTGAAACCGGGTTACGACTACAGCCACCTCGACCCCGAGTCAGGGCTGATCCGCGAGCACACAGTCGTCGACGACAAGACGATCATCATGGGGATGGCCTCCAATAGCTTGACATCCAGCGAGGTCCTCATCGACGCCTCCATCGGCTGCAAGAAAGGACAGCTCGGGTATGTTGACAGGGCGTTCATGACAACGGATGAGTCAGGTAGGCGCCTTGCAAAGGTTAGGATACGGCACCTTCGGACGCCCGCCATCGGCGACAAATTTTGCTCGCGGGCCGGGCAAAAGGGCACGATCGGCATCGTCCTCGAGGAAGCAGACATGCCCTTCACGGCAGAAGGCATGCGCCCCGATCTAATCGTCAACCCACATGCGTTCCCATCGCGCATGACCATCGGGCACCTCGTCGAGACCCTCATTGGGAAGGCCGGTGCGCTCTATGGGAACTTCGGCGACTGTACGGCATTTATAAATAGAGGTCCCAAGAACAGGACGTTTGGTGCGCTGCTTACGCGCGCTGGGTTCAACTCGACGGGAAATGAGATCATGTACAACGGTATGAACGGAGCCCAATTAGAGACAGAGATATACTTCGGCCCCACCTTCTATCTGCGGCTGAAGCACATGGTCAAAGACAAAATAAACTATCGTGCGCGCGGTCCTCGCACGGTCCTGACACGCCAGACTGTGCAAGGAAGGGCAAACAACGGAGGCCTGCGCATCGGAGAGATGGACCGCGACGCTATTGTTTCGCACGGAATGGCTGGCTTCCTCGCTGAGTCTATGATGGTGCGCGGTGACGAGTACTTCATGGCAGTATGCAATAAGACGGGGACCATTGCGATTTACAACGCCAGCCGCAACCTCTTCCTGAGTCCGATGGCAGACGGCCCCGTGAAGTTCGTTGGAAACCTGGAGGACGAGCTGAGCATTGTGCCCATCAGTCGCTTCGGACGCGAGTTCAGTATTGTGCGCGTTCCCTTCGCCTTCAAGTTGCTCTACCAGGAACTCCAAGCTATGAACGTCCAGATGCGCATTATCACAGCCGACAACGTCGAGCAGCACAGATCCTTGGCGGCCATGGACGACCTAGTCCTCCTGACCGATCACGCCAGTTTCGCCGAGGTCAGCAAGGCCATCGACGAGGAGCAGGGTCCCCAGCAGGGGCCCTTCGCCGCGCCAACGGACTCCCCGCCTCCGGGCCCCAACCCCTTCGCGCCGCCCGGCGTGCACCAGCAAGAACACCTTACCGCCGCGACAGGCTCTCCACCGGCAGGCCCCACCCCCTTCGCGCCGCCCGGCGTGCACCAGCAGGCTGACGACAGCGCATCACCGACCGCTGCCGCCGCCGCCAGCCCGACCCTCGTGCTGTCACCGCCCGGGTCCGACGACGAGTCGGGGCCTGCCTATTCTCCGCCATCACCGCTCGCGGAGCCTGCAACCGCGCCAGCAAGCAAGGATGGTTTGCCGCCCGAAACCGCGAGCGAGTCGGGGTCGGTTCTGAAAGATGTCACACGAACAATCAAGGTGGATGACAAGAGTGATGAAGGGCTGGAACTCATCGGAGATATAGAAGAACCGCCCGAGGATGTGAGCGACAGCAAGGCTGCCGCCGACGTCAAAAAAATCGTATAAAATTGACCGAAGCACTTAAATCTCTCCATCCATAGTATACAGACATGAGTATTTCAGCCTCCTATAGCCCGCTGGTATCAAAGATATACAAATCGCGCAAGGTGATCCTGGACCTCCTCGCCCGACGAGGGTTCGCCGTAGATGACTATGCGGGAACAAGCGTGAGTGACGTCCACACTATGTACAGCAACAAGCAACTTGATATGCTCGTCGTGAACCCTACTACGAAACGTAATTTATTTGTCAGGTACCATCTTGCCACGCGCTGCCTCCCAAAGAACGTGTACGAGCTCGTCGACGACCTGTTCGACGTGGAAGAAGTACTCAAGCCGGATGATGAGCTCATCATAGTGACGAAGGAGCGTATGAACGACACCCTGAGGAACCTTATAAAGGAGCTCTACCTGAACGACGGAAGATTCGTCAATGTATACGATCTCAACAACTATCTCGTCAATATTCTCGACCACGAGCTGGTCGCACCGCACAAGGTGCTTGACAGTAAGGCCGCCGGGAAGGTGGCTATGCGCTACAACATCACTAACAGAAGTCAGTTCCCCGAGATATCCCGTTTTGATCCTGCCGCGCAAGCGATAGGCCTACGACCAGGTCAGTTATGCGAGATCGTGCGGAAGAGCCCAACGGCAGTGAGGAGCAGATACTGGCGTCTCTGCCATTAATTATCCTGACATATATATAATGTCTGTTTCACCGGACATCTATAGAACGCAACTTGAGGACAATCTTATCCAATTCTACCTTATCCTGGAGCGCTATAAGCAGGCATTTATCGTCGCGCAGGCCGGCGGAGATTACCCGAATAACATGCAGTTCCAGGAGGCCAAGAGTCTCCTGGAGTCGCGGTTCAGGGACCTTTTTATCGTCGACAGTGAGGTGTTGGGGGGAATCGATGCCAATAACGCGGAGATAGTGAGCTTGAATGAACGTATCGCCATGGTCGAAGGCATCTACAACGGTGAGAATGCGGCATTGGAGCAAAAGAAAGCCGAAGGACTAGCTGCGGGTCCTTTAGCGAAACAGACTGACCAGGAGCTTATTATGCGATACGTAGGGATCCTATACTACGTGGCCGGCGCATGCCTGGGCGCCAACTTCCTCTACCAGAAGCTCAAGGGATAAATACATTTTCTATCACTACTTTATAGAACATGCATATCAATAGCATTTTGGGAGGAATATTCGGATCTGCGAAGAAAGCATCGGTGCCAGTGCCCGACCCGGGGCTCCAGCAAGGCTGGTCGTACAACCAGATGCAGAACAGAATCATTCAGCAGGTGCTCCCCCGCCTGCCCCTGATGGACAGGACGACCGGCGGATCTCTCAAGTCTATCCACGAATCTTTAGAGAATATGGGCGACGTGGAGCAACCGCTGGAGAAGGTCAACAAGGCGGAGTGGGCCAAGCTGTCTGCGTTGGAGGACAAGTTCAATGCCACCCTCTCTGAGTACATGAGGCTTCACAAAGCGCTTTCCGAGAACGCAGCTTCACGTGCCCCGGCAGGCGACGGTAGCGGGCTAGGGGCCTCCAACTCGCCGTTGGCCGTCCAAGTGAGGTCACTTAATTCGCAGTTGATGGCCATGTCGCAACAGATGTGGGTGCAAGTCCAGAAACTCCATTCGCAGGACGCCAAAGTGGGCAAGGTTACGCAGGGCCACGAGGCCGCGCTCACGCAGAGGCTAGAGCAGTTGCAGAAGGAAAGAACAATTCTGAATACCCTTCAGGAGGAACAAGAAACCCTGACGGGTCAGCTAAAGGACCGACATAGGAGGAATACCGCCGCGTACTATACATACGTACTCTGGCTGGGGATGGCCGTCGCCTTCGGTATGGCAGCTATCCACCGTATGGCAAGGTAATCGCACATCTGCATCTATCGCCACCGCTGGGTGACGCTAGTTGCACGCGCTGGACATAGCCCGGAAAGTTTTCCTCTGCCGTATATACATATCGATGTCCGGTAACGTGCTCGGTACACATATACGCCAAGACATGCAGATAGAGGCACGACGTGAGATGCAGCAAAAACAAGACGAGGTCCGGGCGGCCCGACAAGCCGCGAATCAGGCAGCAGCCCAGGCTGTGTCGGGACGTCGCGCGGCTGTCACGAACCTCAACCTCCACGAGTACAGCCAGATGGAAAACTCAGATGCGGCCCTTCAGGCGGCTCAACAGGCCTACAATGCCGCCTCAGGCGAGTTCTACGGGCTCTTCGAGAAAATGGGCAAGGCCGTGCTGGACTGCAGGAGCAACTGCAGCAAAAAATACTCAGGCCTTGTGGACCGCTACGAACGTGACGCATGTTTAGCAGGCTGCAATATGAGCGTCCCAGGAGTCGAGACCGAGACCTCCCCAGTCTTGGGTCCGCACGGCGCCAGTACGACAATATCCTCGTGCAACGCACTGCAAAGCAAGGGACCTCAGTACTGCAAAGGCTGGACGCAGACCAGCTGCTGTTCCCATTTGGCGCCGCAGGACACTACCAGCGGTTTTGCCAAAGACCTGATGAGCAAAGTCGCAAGCGACTGTAATACCACCATCCCAGCTGGGGTGTCCGGGTGGTGCACCTGCAGTGACGGATCAAAGACTGGGATCGTAGACTGCGGTCACCCCACCTTCAACTGCAACGAAGCATGTGCGCCCGCCTCTACGAAACCTTATACCTACGACCAACCAGCGAAGGACTGCTCCCTCACAGACCAGTACCCTTACCTGATATCCTGTGGCCAAAAGGGCTACTGCTACGACGGCCTTAGGGACGAGACGTACACTACGTACTTCGAGGAAGGCGAGGCCTGCCCAGCAAACCGTGTAGTGGCGGGGACCACTTACTTTCTGCGCCAAAGTGGAAGGTCAGGCTACTGCGATGCAGGCGAGTATACAGTGCCTTTCTGCCCTGACCCACACTACGAGTCGTTTCCGACGCGCTTACCAGTGACAGGGACCGCATGCAGTTCGCCCAACACGCGCCAGTCCTGTATCCAGACAGTGCACCCCGGCTGGCGCCCTGACACCACCCTCTGCAAGACAAAAAACCCTAACTTTGTGCAACAGCCGTGCTTTATAGACCCCGTCCGCAGCTGGGATCCCCCGCCTATGACCTGCAAGACCTACCAAGGGGGAGCCAGCACCGGCTCAAAGCTAGTGTGTTACCGACAGAGCGACGCTGCATGCATACCCGCGCCTACCGTTGATGGCGCGCACAAGTGCATGACCGGCGACACCCTGGTCGACAATCCAGGCAAAGGGAACGGGACAGGCCACGTCTATACGACCTTCAATTCGGTGCCCGGCCTGAACATATATGCAGCCGATGTTGACAAGATCAGGGAGTCCCCCGCGCTTTACTTCTACACGGTGCCACCACCCAAAGGGCCCTACAACGAAAGCTTTTATGCCGATCCGATCACGAGCATGACAAAGGATGGGAACGGGACCCTGTACATCCACACGCAAATGAACCCTGGGGGCGGGAAGGCGGGTCCTGTCAAGATACCCGCACAGTATGCCGACTGCTTCGACGGGGCTGCCGTCCTTTACATCGGCCCGAAGCCTGGCACGCCCGAGCTGCCTCCGCCCCCGACTTACTGGCCGCCGCCGGGAGGCGCGCGCTACATATACCACAGCAAGGATGGCGCGACGGCAGGTTGCAAGAAGGCCGGTTACGATCGTCTGTGCTCGATGGCCGAAGTGACCTCGATGGGCGGCCTGTGCGCCGCGGGCTACGTCGAGGACGGTTCGCCGGACCCAGCGGGCTATTATTGCCCCGAGGGCGCGTGCGGATACCCTGGCGGCGGCTGCGGCCCAGTCGCGGCCGGCTGGCGCGGATGGAACCCAGCTTCACCTGCCGGGGCTTACTGCTGCGACGGACCCGCCCCGGCCCCGACTCCGCCGCCCAAGTGCATGAATATGGACGGCCGCTATGCCTTCGGCAATCCGGAGAGATATACCGGGGGATGGGCACTGCGCAACGGGTTGGGGAACGCGCCGGAGTGTGAGGCCTTGTGCACAGGCCAGCCAGAATGCAAGGTTCCGGGCCAGACTTGCAAGACCACTACATACGGCCCGAGTGAGGGCAACCGCTGCTACTGTTCCTTTTGCGTGCCTCATTCCATGCCCTTCCCTCAGACCTGCAAGAATATGGACGGCAGATACGGGTACGGCAACCCAGACAGGTATACAGGAGGGTGGGCGCTTACGTCAGCCTCCGCGGCTCCCCAGTGCGAGACCCTGTGTTCCGACCAACCTGAGTGTAAGGTTAGTGGTCAGACCTGTAAGTCCACATACTACAGCGACGGGAATCGCTGCTACTGCTCATTTTGCGTTACAAAATAGCTGTGGGGAGAGAATCCCTTTAGCCCGCATCTAGCGCAGTCCAGATAGATTGCGCTAGACGCAGAGATAAAAGCCAGGCCTCTCAACTTTTTTCCGTAGGTATATATATATATATGTCTGGAAATGTGCTTGGGATGCACGTATATCAGGATATGCAAATCGAGGCACAGCGTGAGATGCAGAGGAAACAGCAGGAGCTTCAGAGCGCACGACAGTCAGCCAACGAGGCAGCCGCGGAGGCCGTAGCGGGACGCCGCGCAGCGGTCTCGAACCTTAACCTTCACGAGTATTCTGCCATGCAGGACGCAGATACGAGTCTGAAGGCAGCGCAAAGCAACTACAACGCGGCGTCGGGGGAGTTCTACGGACTTTTCGAAAAGATGGGGAAGGCCGTTCTGAATTGCCGGAAGGACTGTAACAGCAAGTACAGCGGCTTGGTAGACAAGTACCAGCGGGATGCCTGTTTAGCAGGTTGCAATATGAGCGTCCCTGGCGTCGCTGACGAGTCCTCCTCAGTGCTCGGTCCCCACGGCGAAAGGACGCGGATCGCCTCTTGCTCCGGGCTCCAGGACAAAGGGCCACAGTACTGCAAAAGTTGGACGCAGACCGACTGCTGCTCGCACCTGGGCCCTGAAGACACTACCAGCAGCTTCGCGAAGGGGCTTGTGAGCAAGGTGGCGAGCGACTGCAATACGCCTATCCCCTCAGGCGCCTCGGGATGGTGCACATGCAGCGACGGGTCAAAAACCGGCATCGTCGACTGCGGACACCCTACTTTTAGCTGCAATGAGGCGTGCGCACCGGCCTCTAAGAGACCCTACACTTTCGACCAGGCACCCAAGGATTGCACTTTGACGGACCAGTACCCCTACCTGGTGTCATGCTCCCAGAAGGGCTATTGCTACGACGGCCTCAAGGATGAGACCTATACGACCTATTTCGAGGAGGGTGAGGCGTGCCCTTCTACGCGGGAAGTGGCCGGGACGCCGTACTATCTCAGGCAAAGCGGAAGATCCGGTTACTGCGCGCCTGCGGACCAATTCACTGTCCCGTTTTGTCCCGACCCACAATATGACTCCTTCCCCACGCGGCTCCCGAAGACAGGAACTGCTTGTAGCTCGCCTAATACCCGCGAGTCCTGCATTCAGACAGCTCATCCCGGCTGGCGTCCTGATGCGAGCCTTTGTGTGAAGAAGAATCCGAGTTTCGTTCAAAAGCCGTGCTTCATAGACCCCATTCGCAGCTGGGATCCCCCGCCGACTTCCTGCAAAACCTACCAAGGGGGTGCCAGCACTGGTTTCACGATGGTCTGCTACCGAGAAAAGGACGCGTCCTGCCTTCCTCCGATCGACGCAGGCGGCGTGGGGAACTGGAAGTGTCAGCCGGGCGATACCTTGGTCAACAACCCCGGTAAAGGGAATGGGACAGGTCACGTCTATACCACCTTCAACTCCGTGCCTGGGCTGAACATATATGCCGGCGACGTCGACAAGATTCGCGAGTCTCCTGCTCTATACTTCTACACGGTGCCACCGCCGAAGGGCCCATACAACGAAAGTTTCTACCCGGACCCCATCACAAGCATGACGAAGGACAACAACGGGACCCTTTATATCCACACCCAGATGAACCCTGGGAACGGGAAAGCTGGACCTGTCAAGATACCCGCGCAGTATGCCAACTGCTTCGATGGCGCTGCCGTCCTCTATATCGGCCCGAAGCCCGGCACGCCCGAGCTGCCACCACCCCCGACTTACTGGCCTGCGTCGGGCGCAAATACTTATATATACTACAACCAGGGCGGCGCCCTCGCAGGCTGCAAGAAGGGCGGCTACGACCGCCTGTGCTCCAAGGCGGAGGTTACATCTATGGGGGGAAAATGCGCCGCGGGGTACATCGCGGACGAGACGCGCGCAGGTTACTACTTCGATCCTAAAGGCGGGAGCGGCGCCGGCTGCGGTGGCCCGAGCGCAGGGTGGCGTACTTGGTTTCCCTCCGGCTATGCGGCCGGCGCCTACTGCTGCGACGGACCGCCGCCCAAGAAGACACCTGGGTACCCGTGCAAATGCGGAACCCAGGGCCAGGCTGGTACAGGCACCTCTACACGCGACCTCAGCTCGACAACCGAATGCGACTGTCAAAAGGCGTGCGAAATTGGCATCCACCCCGATGTGCCGTGCAACAGCTGGCAGTTCTACCTAGAGAATGGGGAGTCGCACTGTTACCTCCACACTGGCGGAACGACTGCGCCCACCAACAATCAGAACTGTGGCGGGGCTCTCTATGCCAACGCAGCCGAATACGACAAAACGATCGCGGCGTGCGGCTGCGCCGCCGTCCCTGCGGGCGGCGTCATCCAGGGACAGGCGTCGCTTGGCGAGCGCGGATTCCCTGCGTCAGTCTTAGAAGCAGGAAACCGATACTGCTGGCTCAGCGACAGCCCGCGTGACAAGGCTGCAGATGGCGGGATGAAATGTCCCCCGCAGTATCCACATCTCCGTCGGTGCTGCGGGCCCGGTTCGCCGTGGTGGTGCTATGCTTCAACTTCCGGGGCAAGCGACGGCTGCAACTGCCAATGTCCGGACTGCGGTACGAACTCGGGTTTCCCCTCGTGTGCATCCTTCGGCGGCTACTGCACGAGCGACGGCGCCCAGAAGAACTGCCTGAAGAGCACCGGGTGCAAGGTCGTCGGCAATCCGAAAATCAACTGGTACGGTGGGTGCGTGACGAAGCAGAGCACCCCAAAGTTTTAGATACTGCGTATATCCCTCTGTCCGTAGGATTCAGAGAGACAAGATATTTAGCGCGCCTATACTCGATATATGCCGCCATATTATTCTCTGTACAGTGTTTATATGAGCAACTGCCCAAAGAACTGGTGGGCGGCGGCCGATACAGGCGGCCGCTGTGTGCAGACATGTCCCTTAGACAACCAGACACGCGCATCGAGCGGTAGGTGCAAGTGCGGTCTCAGTCCCCCGAATGCAAATTGTATAGCAGGCACACGCTGCGCCAACAATGAGTGCGTCGCGGTGACGCCGCCGGCGCCTACAGAAGATGGCGAATGGGAAATATGGGCCAACACAGGCATATTCAGCCCAGATGTGGCAGGGAGCCCGGGTTCGCCTATGACCGGAGTAACCCTCGACAGGGCAAAACAGATATGCCGTGACCTGGCCGGCTGCGTCGGCTTCACCTTCAAGACAGACACACCGGGCTCGGTGTGGTTCAAAAGCGGCCCGCAGGGATGGAGTACTTCCGGATCGCCAGGATGGACTGCGTATGTGTTTAAGGGCCATCATACGCCGCCTCCGCCGCCGCCGACCGCCGATCAGTACGACCTCCCGGGCGGACTCGTAGCAGTTCCGACCGGCGGCGATCTGGTGCGGCAGTGCAATGCCTCTTCGCAGAATATATCTGGTGAACAGCAAGCCATCAGCTCCGCCTCGGCGGCCTCAAAAAAGGATTGGAAGGCCCTGATCGGACAAGCCGAAGGAGTCCAAGGAACATGGCATGCCGCCCTCAACGAGCTCAACGAGCTAGGCCAAGCCATACCCCTTAAAACGTGGGAGTTGAATAACAAGATGGGGGAATATCGCGAACATTATGCGCGCCTGAACGCTCTTAAGAAGAACACCGCGCTGCTGAAGCAGATGGTCAGGGACAACAAAACCGTGACAACCTATGCCAACACCACCTACTATATTTGGCTCTCCGCAGCGGTGTTAATCGGCATAGCCGTTCTGCGTGCGATGCGGAAGTAAAAGCCTTTTATAGCACTAATATTTTCTATGCAGAGTATAGATAATATGTCCGATGAGTGGTACCTCCACTTTAACGAGCCATTAGTGATCACGAGTGAGTCACGCGATAGTGGGCGCGCGCTTATGATGCTAACCAGCGGTCCCGGTAACGCAGAATTCGCGCCAATGGCAATAAGCAAGACCGAAATGCCGGCCTACCCAGCCTTCATCATGCGCAGCTACAACGTCCCCGAACAGCCTGTGCTCCAGAACGGTTCTGAAGCTGTCATACAGTGGGCAGGCAATGCCCCCGGCATCGGAACACCTGACGGCAACACGCCGAATTGTGGTTGGTACGGCTGCCGCGTCCTCCAGTCGCCCGACGAAAAGGTAGGCGGCGGCGGCACGAGAGCAGTCTTCGGCCACGGGGAGTCCTCGCCTCCGTTGTTTAGGCTTGCACCCTCGCCGGCCTTCCTGGCCACTGGTCTTGCCTATGCCGAGGACGGTGGCTGCGCGGCTGCCACGCCCCAATACGTGGAGACTCTGGTCGCCAAGGCGGTCGCGAACCCGAGCATCGTTGCGATCGGTCAGCAGAGCAACGGGTGTTGGCACTTGCTGAAGTGGGCCCCGGGAACCACGGGCGCAAACAAGAAAACACCGGCTATGTATCCTAAGCACTTTCAAATGATTGACGGGCGAATTGACCTGACAAACGGAGCAGGCGTCTGCATCGCCGCGGCTGCAAACTACTATCCAGGCGTCGTCCCCGTCGGCACACCCGGATACGGCTGCGGGTGGTACGGGTGCCGCGTGCTCCGTGACAGCGGCGACGGCGGAACTGGGTACGTAGGGGCCCTCACGTGGGACCACGGTGGCGGCAGTCCTTCCGTATTCTTCCTCAATCGCCCCGAGGTTGTAAAGCCTTTTGCGCCACCGAAGGGTGATACATGTGCAGCCCTGGGTCCTTGGAAGCCTTACGCTAGAAATACGAAGTCACCAGGAGCATCACTGCCCGCCGGCACCGGTTGGTCTAAGATGGCGGGAAGTATGATCGCTGGCACCGCCCAGGTGTGCCAACCGGGTTCCTTCTGGGATGGACCTGGCACAGCTGCCGCGCAGACTTGCTACTATGCGGAGTGCCCTCCAGGCTACGTCCGACCGCCCATCCCCAAAGGGTTCAGCGGGAGCAGTACCAACTCGGACTGGCCAAACTACGCTCAACCCGAGGTCTGGCCTGCTAAATGTCCGTGCGTGAAGCCGGAACAGACAGCAGGCGGCTGCTGTTTCAAGATCAACGGCAGCTGCAAAACCTACCCGAACATGCCCGGCCGTGGCTGGTTCGCCGATCAGGACTACGGGGGTCCGAAACCGACGACAGTGGAAGCCTGCGAGGCGCGCTTGGCGTCTTGGAAGGGATCGTGCTCCAACCCCCAGATCGAGATGAGCACCGAGGCGGGCTGCGTTCCCCCCCAGTACCAGGATCCGTGCGATGGGGGGCGCGCCTACTGGGAGATGGCGAGTAAGGTCCTGCACGCATACGGCACTCCAGAGGAGGCGGCGGCCGCCTGCCAACAGATGGGCCCGCAGTATGCCGCGGCACACGGCGGCGTGGGCTGCGACGCTTACTTGACCACACCGGAAGGAACGTCATATACGTACCAGATCAACAAGGGTGCAACTGCATACTACACCTGCGACGTATCGTTGGCAGGGAAAGGTCCACATTACGGTGCCTTCTACGGCAAGGTGCAGCAGGGAATACCGTCGCAGTATGTGGGGGGTGCCACAGGGTATGCCGTCTGGTCGAATACCGGGCTGGCGACGCCCGATGTGGCGGGCGCCCCCGGCTCGCCGCTGGCGAATACTTCAGTCGACCAAGCGAAACAGATATGCCGCGATCTCCCCGGTTGCGTCGGTTTCACATTCGACAACCAAAATCCGACAGCGATCTGGTTCAAAAGCGGACCCCAGGGCTGGAGCACGCACTCCGCACCTGGCTGGACCACGTATGTGTTCCAAGGGGAGCATACGCCACCCCCTGCACCGCCGAAGATGGACAAATATGGACTGCCAGGCGGTCTGGTCCCAGTCCCCGACGGCCAGCAACTTGTCCAGCAGTGCACCACAGCATCCCAAAGCATGGCCGGGATGGCGGAGATAAACGCGCTCAAGGGAGCAATGGCGAAGCAGTGGGGTCAGCTGATGGACGAAGCATCGACACTCCAGGGTAACTGGCACGACTCTCTCCAAGAGCTGAATACGCTTGGGCAAGCCATTCCCCTCAAGACCTGGGAGCTAAACAACAAAATGCACGAGTACCGGAAAACGTACGCCCATCTGGGGAGGCTCCGGGGAGACGAAGGCCTGCTGAAGCAGATGATGGAGGACAGCAAAGCCGTGCAGGAACATGCCAATGCCACCTACTATATATGGCTTACAATAGCTGTGGCGGTGGCGCTCGGCGTCACGCGTGCACTGCGGAAGTAATAAGCCTTTAGTGAAAAGTTATATTATCTATATCATATACATATAGGCAATATGCAGACAGACACTAATCCGAACTATGCAGCCGTCTATGATGTTAACCTTTCCGAATGGAACACGATGACTGACCTTGACTCCGCTCAACAGCTCGCTGAGAAGCCGATGTTCGGCAGCACGTCAACCCTGCTCGGGCTCCAACAAAAGGTCGGAAAGGAAGACGAGGCGTGCCGCAGTGAGTGCGAAAAGAAATTCACGGTA